TCGGCTTCCGCGGCGCCGGTAACCCGGCCGCGGTCACCGTGTCCCGCTCCGGCGGCGCCGGGAAGATCGTGTACCCGGACGTCGTCGCCATGTACGCGCGGATGCTGCCGTCGTCCCTGTCGAACGCGGTGTGGATGTGCTCCCCGGACGCGCTGCCGCAGCTGCTGCAGATGTCCCTCACCGTCGGCACCGGCGGTAACTCGGTGTTCGTCGTCAACGCGGCCGGTCCGGCGCCGATGAGCATCTTCGGCCGCCCGCTGATCATCACCGAGAAGGGTGCCGCGCTCGGCTCCCGCGGCGACCTCGCGTTCGTCGACCTGTCGTACTACCTGGTGGGTGACCGCCAGGTCATGAGCGCCGACAGCAGCACGGACTACAACTTCGGCAACGACAAGACGACGTTCCGGATCATCCAGCGGGTGGACGGCCGTCCGTGGCTGCAGTCCGCGATCACCCCGCAGAACGGCAGCAGCAACACCCTGTCGCCGTTCGTCGAGCTCCTCTAACCCCCTCTTGGCCGGCCGCGGCATTAACACCCCGCGGCCGGCTTCCACCGGGCCGGCAGTGTCGCCCCGGACCCGATCACCAGACGAAAGGAACGCGAGATGTCTCAGAAGGGCCTCGGCCGAATCTTCAACACCACCCCTGCCGCGGACGGCGTGTGGATCGCGCTGAAGGGCGCGGCTGCGGGCGTCGACTTCTCCTGCTACCTGGCGGGTGCGGTCGGTGACACGTACACGCTGCAGGAGGCCAAGGACAACGCCGGTACGGGCGCGCAGAACCTGGTGAACATCACCGAGTACTGGACGAACACCGGCAACGGCTCGGACGCCTGGACCCGCAGGACGCAGACCGCGGCGGCCACCGTGGTGACCGCCGCCGCTGCCACGCAGAACGCGATGGTGTGCTCGGTCGAGGGCACCAGCCTGTCGGACGGCTACAAGTACGTGAAGCTCACGTCGACGGGTGCGGGTGCGGTTACCGCGATCACTCGCGATCTGCTGGCGCAGCGCGCCCCGGCGAACCTCCCGGCGACGGGCGCCTGACCGTGGCTGTGTGGACGTGTGCCGAGTGCACTGCGGACTACGCGGTCGGCCTGCCGAAGTGCCCGCAGTGCGGATCCACGATCCGAGTCGACGAGCGGACCCTGCCCCCGGAGGAGGAGACGGACATGGCGAAGGTGACGGTGCACGGCGGCGCGTCCGACGCGCTCGCCGATGAGCTGAAGGCGGGTGAGGACGTATCAGCTGGTACGAGCTCTACGACATCATCCGAGACGCAGCAGCCGAGCAGCGAGCCGAGCGGCAAGCAGGCCCCACAGCGTGCCCGTTCGACGGGGAGCCGCTCCGGCCGAAACCGCGCGGAGGGGGACTCTTCTGCCCCTCGGACGGCTACCGGTGGCCGGAAGACGGCTGGGGACCACTCGACTGACAACGACTGACCACACCAAACCCTGACAGATCGATCCGGAGAGGAGGAGAGATGACCGCGACCGGCTACACCAGCACCACCGGCGACACCCGCAAGGTCAACAAGGCGGGCGACACCATGACCGGCGACCTGGTCCTCAACGACTCCTCCCCGGACACGACCAACTCGGCGGCCTCCAAGGGATTCATCGACCGGTACACCAGCATCCCCGGCCGCAACCCCATCACGGGCCGCTGGCACCCCGAGGCCTACGGCGCGACCGGCGACTACTCGACCGACGACACCACCGCGCTGCAAGCCTGCATCGACGCGTGCTCGACGGCTGGCGGCGGCACCGTGCGTATCGGTCAGCACGCCGTGTCGGGGTCCGGGATCCACCCGCGCAGCAACGTCACGCTTGAGGGTGTCCGCGGCTACAGCAAGCTGAAGCAGCTCACGAACAACCTTGTGATCGCCTCCGACGGGCAGGCAGTCAGCAACATCGGCTTCCGCGACTTCATCATCGAAGGCAGCGTCAACGAAGTGCCCACCGCGCCGAAGAGGACGAGGACGACGTCCGGTGCGGGCGCGACGATGGGCATTTGGATCACGGGTGACCTGGACCCTACTGCCACGGGTGCGCCCGTCATTGACACCGTCACCATCGAAGGTGTCACCGTTCGGAACTGCACCAGCCTGCCGATCCGTATCTCCGGGGTCCGCGGCACCGTCCTCACCAAGGACTGTCTGTTCTACAACTGCCAGGACGCGGGCTGGATCTTCTGCGAGAACGTTCGCGTCATCGGCTGCCGCTCGAAGTGGAGCGCTGACAACGGCCTCAGCCTCTCGCGCGGCAACCTGTCCGTGGTCTGCACTGGCAACAGCGTGGAGGGCGCCGCCTACCACGGCATCTGGCTGTCCGGCTACATCGGCTACACCGGGCCCGTCGACTTCGAATGCACCGGCAACACCATCAAGAACGTCGGCCAGGCCGGAATCCTCCTGATGGACGCGCCGCAGAACGGGGTCGTCACCGGCAACCTCATCGACAAGGCCTGGGTCCGCGGCGACTCGACGGCTCCGACTGACGAGTACGTGTACGGGATCATGATCCGTGGCAGCAGTTCCGCGCCTGGCACGCCCGGCACGTCTGTCGCCTACGGGTTGCGGGTCGCCAACAACACGATCTACGCCGCGCCCCGCGCCGGCATCAGCATCGACGGGGCGACCGCCTGCGTCGTCGAGGACAACCTGATCCAGGACGCCGGCACGCAGTTCTTCGCCGATGGCACGACCACGATCACGAGTAGCTTCACCAGCCAGAACATCGGGATCCTCTGCTCCTTCCCGAGCACTCTGACGGCATGCACGATCCGCAACAACACGATCCTCGACAAGAGGGCCACGCCGTACTGCAACCGCGGAGTGTTCCCCGTCCGGATCTCCGGGGCGCTGATTTACGGCAACACGATGGAAGGCTGCCGGAACTCCTCGAACCTGCCCGCGGTGCTGGACGGCTGGAACGACGGCCGAACGGACGACGGACTTGAGACCATGCCCCGCTGGGCAGCGACCAACCTGACCAGCATCACCATGAGCAGCGGCGCCCTCCGACTGGCCTATTTCACCGCCCGCCGGACAGCCACCGTCACAGCCATCCGCGTCAACTCGGGTAACACCGCCGCGGGCGCAACCCCCACCCTGGTGCGCGCTGGCCTGTACTCGGTGGACTCCAGCGGCAACCTGACCTTGCTGTCAGCGATCACCTCGGATACTTCGATCTTCGCAGCGACGCAGACCGCCTACACCCGCAACCTCGCCACTTCCCAGCAGGTCATAGCCGGACAGCGGTACGCCATCGGCGTCATCGTCGTCACCGGCGCAGCAGCACCCACCATGTCCGGCGCCCTGTGTGGCATCCCCAGCGAGAACGCGATCAGCCCGCAACTCTGCGGCACACTGACCAGCCAGTCTGACCTGCCGTCCAGCATCACAGCGGGCTCGGTTTCGCAGACGATGTCCTTCATCTACGCCGTGGCGGTGGGCGCATGACCGAGACCATCGCAGGCCAGCCGGTCACCCTGCTCGCCCAGTTCTACGACTTCGAGGGCGGCAGCCTCACCAACCTCGACGCCACACCCACGATCACCATCACGTCGGTAACCACCGGCAGCACGGCGCTCGCCGCCACCACGTCCGGCGTCACCCACCCCGGCACGGGCTCTTACGGCTACGCCTGGACACCCTCCTCCAGCCTCGCCGCAGGCCTGTACCTGGCCACCTGGACCGGGCTGAAGTCCGGCGCACCGGTGACGGCAACGGAGACCATCACGGTCACCGCACCCGCCACCGCCGACGCCACCAACACCTCGCCGGACGGCATCTGGTACGCCACCCGCGAAGACATCATGCGCGCCCTCGACGTACAGACCACCGCACGCAACAGGCGGCAGATCGACGCCGCGCTCGAAGCCGCCTCACGGTCGGTGGAAGGCCTCTGCCACCGCCGGTTCTACCCCGTCCAGGGCACCCGCTACTTCGACTGGCCGGCACGCCCGGCAGCCGGGTACACGCCGTGGGTTCTGCGGCTGGACGCCAGTGAGCTGATCGCGGTGACCACGCTGGAGTCGGGTGGGGTCGTCATTCCGAGTGACGACTACAACCTCGAACCCAACCGCAGCGGCCCGCCGTTCACACGGGTTGAGATCAAGCTGTCCACGAACGCCGCATACGGCGGCGGTAGCACCTACCAGCGGGACGTGCAGATCACGGGCCTGTGGGGCTACCGAAACACCGAGACCACGCTCGGCGCGACTACGGCAGCAGTGAGTACCACCACGGCGACAACGCTGACCGTGGACGGTGCGACGTCGGCTGTCGTCGGCGTCGGCAGCGTCATCCGTGTCGACTCCGAGCGGATGCTCGTCACCGAACGGACCAACACCAGCACCGGGCAGACCGGCACGATCACGGCCAGCAAGAGCGACGTCTCCCTCACCGTCGCTGACGGCACGAAGTTCGCGATCGACGAGATACTCCTCATCGACTCCGAGCGGATGCGGGTCGACGACATCGCAGGCAACGACCTGACGGTGGAGCGGGCCTACGACGGCACGGTCCTCGCCGCCCACACCGCCGCGACGATCTACGCCCAGCGTGCGCTTACCGTGACCCGCGGCGCACTGGGTACGACGGCCGACACCCACGGCACCAACTCGACCGTGTCCCTGTGGCAGCCGCCCGGCCTGATCCGGCAGCTCGTCAAGGCGGAAGCGATCTGGAACCTCCTGCAAGAACGCAGCGGCTGGTTCCGGCTCGCGTCGTCGACCGGGAAGTCCGCACCCGAGGTCTCTCGAACCGCCCTCGATGCCCTCCGTGACCAGGTGTACACCGAGCACGGCCGCAAGGCTCGACACCGGGGGGTGTGAGCATGCCTGGGATCGAGTTCGACGCGCGCCTCGCCAAGCGCGGCCCGATGTTCGACGGCCGTACCGCGAAGGCCCTGCACGCCTACCGGGACGAGATCAGCCTCCGTATCGCCGAAGAGGGCGAGAAGCTGATCCGGCAGCGCCTCCACGTCGTCCTGCAGCACCCCACCGGCTACTACGAGTCCAGGATCAGCGTCGACCGCGCAGGGGAGGGCTACCGGGTCTCCGACGGCAACGTCATCTACGGGCCGTGGCTCGAAGGCGTCGGCAGCCGCAACTCGCCGGTGACCCGCTTCCCGGGCTACGCCACGTTCCGCAGGACAAAGCCCCTCGTCGACCAGCGGGCCCGGCAGATCGCCGTGCAGCTCCTGGCCCGGTACAAGGCGATGGGGCTGATCTGATGGCACTCGACATCACCACGATCCTCGACACCGTCCAGGATCACGCCTTGGCCTCCGGCTACTTCGAGACCGTGAACGGGCACGAGCCCAAATCGTCACCGGGGAACGGGCTGTCGGCGGCGGTGTGGGTCGAGCAGATCGGGCCCGCCCGCGGCGGCTCCGGGCTCGCGGCAACCAGCACACGGCTGGCGTTGAACGTGCGCCTGTACACGCCGATGCTGCAGGAACCCGAGGACGCCATCGACCCGAACCTGATGACCGCCCTCGACGCCCTGCTGGCCGCCTACAGCGCGGATTTCACCCTCGGCGGGATCGTCCGCGAGGTGGACCTGCTGGGCATCTACGGCGACCCCCTCGGCGCCCGCGCCGGCTACCTGACGACGTCCGGCGCCGAATACCGGGTGATGACCATCACCCTCCCCCTGATTTGCGACGACCTTTGGGAGCAGGTGGCCTAGTGGCAAAGACAAGCGGCCTCGGGGACGCACTGTTCCTGACCGGCAACGACCTCAGCGGTGACATCACCGCTATCGGCAACGTCGGCGGCGGACCCGCCACGCTGGACGTCACCGGTATCGACAAGAGCGCGATGGAGCGGATCGGCGGCGTCCGCGACGGACGCATGGAGTGCACGTCCTGGTTCGACCCGACGAACTCGCATCCGGTGCTGTCCGCGCTCCCGTCGACGGACGTACAGGCCATGTACTGCCGCGGCACCACCCTTGGTAACCCGGCCGCGAACCTCGTCGCGAAGCAGGTCAACTACGACGGCACCCGCGGCAACGACGGATCCTTCAACTTCGCGGTGTCGCTGCAGGCCAACGGCTACGGCCTGGAGTGGGGCTACCTGCTGACCGCGGGGAAGCGCACCGACACGGCAGCCACGAACGGCGCCAGCGTCGACCTGACCACCGTGTCCACGGCGTTCGGCGCGCAAGCTCACCTGCAGGTGTTCGCGTTCACCGGCACGGACGTCACCGTGAAGATCCAGGACTCGGCGGACAACACCACGTTCGCCGACGTCGCCGGGCTGGCCTTCACTCAGATCACCGCCACGACTCCCCAGGCGCAGCGGATCGCAACCTCGTCGACGGCATCGATCCGCCGCTACGTCCGCGCCATCACGGTCACCACCGGCGGATTCACGACCTGCACCTTCGCCGTGTCCTTCACCCGCAACGACGTCGCGACGGCCTTCTAGGAGTGGGCATGCAGGAAGTGAACCGCATCGACCCGAACCTGCCGGTCGGCGCCTACCAGACGTACAGCATCACCGCCCCACGCGACACCACCATCGTCGCCGCGTGCGAGCAGGTCGGCTGCCCCCAGTGGCAGCACGGCTGGGACTCCGTCATCGACGAGAGCACCGACCTCGGCCAGAAGCAGGCCGCATACATCCGCATGCGGTCCGGCAGGACGTTCCGCGAGATGAAGACCGAGACCGGACTGACCGTCTTCCGCTTCGAGGCGTTCCAGCGGTGCTTCGCCGAGCACCGCACCCGCCCGGAGATCTACCTCGTCCGCGACGGCGACTGGAGGGGCAACCCGACCGGCCGGCAGCGGCAGCACACGCGCCCAGCGGACTGGGTGGAGGACATGGCCGAGCACCAGGGCCGCCTCATCGACCTGAAGCAGAAGGGATAACCCACCATGGCAAAGCAGAGCGGCCTCGGCTGGACCACGTGCAGCGTCGATGACGCGGCCGGCACCGTCAAGCCGATCATCAACGACGTCACGAACCTGCAGTTCGCGACGCCCAGGGCGGTCCAGGACGTGACCGGCATCGACAAGTCGGCGATCGAGCGGCTCCTGCTGCTGGCCGACTTCTCGATCACGCTGAACATCGTCGCGAACTTCGCGACCGGCGCCGCGCACGACGTGTTCAAGACCGTCCCCAGCACCAGCGTTGCGCGCACCACCACGCTCACGGTCGCCGGGAAGACCCTCGCGAACGAAGTCCTCTACACGGACTACCCGCTGCAGAGGTCCAACAGCGGTGAACTCACCGCGTCCGTGCCCGGCGTCCTCGCCGATGGCACGGTCCCGACCTGGACGTGACCTGCACTTTTACGAGAGAGGAGGCCCGGCATGGGCTGCAAGCGAGTTCCCAAGCAGTACAAGCTCAAGTTCGCTGACGGCGACTACGAGGGCCTCGAAGTGACGATGCGGTCGGTGTCCATCGGCGAGATGCGCGCGCTGCAGGGCACCGGCGGCGACGGAGAGGGCAGTGACGGTTTCGACCGCATGGTCAACCTGGTCGCCACCCACCTCGTCTCCTGGAACCGGGAGGACGAGAACGGCAACGCGCTGCCGCCGACCCTGGAGTCTCTGGAGGACGAGGAGCCGGGCCTCGTCAACCTGATCATCGACCGGTGGACGGACGCGGTCGCAGGTGTGTCGGCCCCTTTGGAGCAGCCCTCGAACTCTGGCGCCAGTGTCCCGGTGGAGTCCATTCCGATGGCTCCGTTGTCACCGAGCCTCGCGAGCTGACCGACGCGAAATTCATCCTCGGCCTCTGCGACCGCTGGCACAAACTCCCCAGCGAGATCCTGGCCGAACCTGCCGAAACACTGCGCTTGCTGACGATCGAAAGCTTGGGGGTGAACCCGGATGACCAACGTGGTCGAGATCCTAGTTACGGCTAAGGATCTCGCGTCCCCCACGATGGCCAGGCTCAACGCCCAGGTCAACGGCGTCAGCAAGGGCATGGCAACGTTCCACAAGACCGCGCTCATCGCCGGTGCCGGACTGGCGGCCATCGGCGTCGAGTCGGTGAAGATGGCCGCCAAGTTCGACTCCAGCATGACCCTGCTGCACACGCAGGCGGGCGTGGCGCAGGACAAGATGGCCGGGCTGAAGAAGGGCGTCCTCGACCTCGCCGGGAAGGTCGGACAGGACCCCGACTCGCTGGCAGAGTCACTGTTCCACGTCGAGTCCAACTTCGAGTCCATGGGCATCTCCTCGTCCAAGGCTCTGCACCTGGTCGAGACCGCAGCGAAAGGCGCGACCACCGGACACGCGGACCTCGTCGACGTCACCAACGCCCTGACGGCCGCTGTGGCGTCCGGGATCCCCGGCGTGCAGAACTTCGACAAGGCGATGGGCGTCCTCAACGCCACCGTCGGCGTCGGCGACATGAAAATGCAAGACCTCGCCTCCGCGTTCGGGTCCGGCATGGTCGCCACCGTCAAGGGCTTCGGCCTGTCCATTCAGGACGTCGGCGCCGCCCTCGCTGTGTTTGGCGACAACAACATCCGCGGCTCATTGGCGGGCAACCAGCTCCGCATGTCCGTGATGGCGCTCGGCAAGCCCGTCTCCACGGCGAAGGACGCCCTCGACAAGCTCGGCTTGACGCAGACCACCCTTGCCACCGACATGCAGAAGGGCGGCCTGAAACTCGCTCTGCAGGACCTGGTCGACCGCATGCACAAGGCGGGCATCTCCTCTAAGGAGCAGGGTCAGATCATCACGGACGCGTTCGGCCGGAAGGCCGGCGCGGGCCTGAACATCCTCGTGTCCCAGTTCGACCGGCTGAAGTCGAAGTACCCCGCGCTGGAAGAGGGCGCCAACAAGTTCGGCGACGCCTGGAAGAACACGCAGAAGACCTTCGCCTTCCAGATGAAGGCACTACAGGCCAGTTTCGACTCCCTGATGATCAGCCTGGGTGAGAAGCTCATCCCACCCCTGCAGAGCTTCGTGTCCCTGCTCCTCGCCCACAAGGGCGCGACAGTGGCTGCGGCAGCCGCAATGGCTGGCCTGCTTGCCGCGACGGTCGCCGTGTCGGCGGCGATGAAGGTTGCCGCCGCCGCGACGATCCTGTGGAACGGCGCGATGAAGGGCGTCGCCGCCATCCAAGGCGTCTTCGAGACAGTCGCCCTGCGCGCCCTGTACATGAAGGAAGCGTTCATCGCGGCCGGCGGCGGCGTCGCCGGGCTGAAGGCGGCGTTCGCGGAGATGGGCGCGGTCGGTAAGGCGTCCGTGGTCCTGGGCGGGATCGCGCTGCTGGCGATCGCTATCTCGAAGCTGTCCTCCAGCAGCAAGGAAGCCCGGGTCAGTGTCGATGAACTCGCGCGGTCGATTACGTCGGGCCTGGCAGGCGGGCACATCAATTCGTCGGTGTTGGACGACTTGCGGAAGGCACAGCAGGGCCTCGTTAAGGACACCGACGACACCGCCAGCGCCTGGGACAAGTTCAAGTACAGCTTCACGCACGGCGGCGCAGCCTTCAGCGATTCGGCGTCGTCGGCGAAGGCCGCCGCGAACGACTACCGGGACCTCGGGAAGGCGATCGGGCAGATCGCCCAGTCCAAGGGCGTGGACACCGCGCGGCAGGCCCTGGATCTGCTGGGCAAGCAGGGCGTGCACATCCCGACGAAGTACCTGAAGGACTTCAACAACGCGGCCAAGGACTCTGGGATCGAGTCGAAGCTGACCGCGGCCAGCATGGGTCTGTTCGGCGATGCCGCGGTGTCGACGCAGAAGGCGTTGGACGGTGAGGCGCAGTCCGCGAAGGGCCTCGAACAGTCCATCATGGCGCTCAACGCCGTGCACCGCGGGGCATACGACGCGGAGACCGCGTTCTATCAGGCCATGGCCGACGCGTCGAAGGCCGTGAAGGAGAACGGGCGGACGCTCAGCCTGACCTCCGATGCGGGCCGAAAGAACCGCGACGTCCTCTCCCAACTGGCGGCGAAGACCGAGGACTACGTCGACAAGCTGAACAAGCAGCACTTCGCCGCCGACAAGATCGACAAGGTGTATCAGCAGGGCCGGAAGAACCTCATCGACACCGCCATGGCGATGGGCGACACCCGCAAGGCCG